ATCATGGCAACATGGTGCTCTTTTTGTATGCAAAGGAGGGAGATAGGATGGGAAAAATACAACAAAACATCAATAAATTGCTGAAGGCCCTCAGAACGAGGGGGATTGTATACAAGATAAACACTCAACAATTTTATTCAGCAGAACAAGATAGGCTCATCACAAAGATGATCCTATGGGAAGACCATCCCAACCGGGATGGTGAAGTGTTTTATAGCAAGGTGGAGCTGCTGAAATACCTGGTTGAACAGTGGAAGGCGGTGAATGATCATGGAGAAGAACCGGATGGAAGAACTGGCCAGCCTGATGAGTGAAAAGCAAAAGGCATTCTGTGATTATTACATTGAGACAGCCAATGCAACAGAGGCCGCAAGGCGGGCAGGATATTCCGAAAAAACAGCAAAATCAATTGGAAGTGAAAACCTGACGAAACCAAACCTAAAAGAATATATAGAGCTGAGGCTGAAAGAGCTGGAAGATGGCAGGGTAGCAGATGCCACAGAGGTGCTGCAATATCTCACCAGGGTAATGAGAGGAGAGGAAAAGGATGCATTTGATATGGATCCATCCCTTCAGGATCGAACCAAGGCAGCAGAGCTCCTGGGAAAGAGATACAGATTGTTTATTGACAAGCAGGAAACCAATGTGAGCACAGAACCAATCACAATCATCAATGATATTCCAAGGAGCGAAAATGGAGATTAAGCTCTCAGAGCTCATTGCACCACAGTTTTATGATATTCATTGGGATATATTGAAGGGGAAACACACTCACTACAAGCTATATGGTGGCCGAGGATCCACAAAATCCTCATTTGTAAGCATAGAGATAATATTGGGCATGATGCAGGATCCAAACGCAAATGCAGCATGTTTCAGAAGAGTTGGCAACACATTGGCCGAGAGCGTATTTGAACAGCTCTTATGGGCAATAGATGCACTGAAAGTCAATCACCTTTGGAAGGTAACCCTCTCACCGCTGAGGCTGACATACAAACCGACCGGGCAGAGAATAGTGTTCAGAGGGTGTGATGATCCGAATAAATCCAAATCCATCAAGTTGAGGCATGGCTATTTCAAATACATTTGGTATGAGGAAAGAGCAGAATTTGAAGGTGATGAGGATGAAAGAAAGATAAACCAATCCCTGATGCGTGGTGGAGATAAGTATGTGGTATTTTACACATGGAACCCACCAAAGAGCCTGAATTCCTGGGTGAATCAGGATGTGCTTCAGGTGAGAGATGATACATTGTGCAGCCATAGCACATATTTAACAGTGCCAAGGCATTGGCTGGGAGAACAATTCTTTGTTGAGGCTGAGGAACTGAAGAAGAGGAAGAGGCTTGCATACCGGCATGAATACCTGGGAGAAGCTATTGGAACCGGAGGCAAGGTATTTGATAATGTTATCCTCAGAGAAATCACAAAAGAGGAGATTGCAATATTCGACAAGATCAAGCAAGGCCTGGATTTTGGCTTTGCAGCAGATCCATTGGCATTTGAAAGAATGCATTTCAACAAGAAGCAGAGAAGATTGTACCTCTTTGGTGAGATCTACCAGGTAAACCTAAAGACCAGAAAGGCGGTTGCTGAGATCAAGAAAATCAATCCTGAGAATAAGATCATCACAGCCGACAGCGAGGAGCCAAGATCCATTGCATCATTCAATGAGCTGGGCCTGAGAGTGTACCCGGCCAAGAAGGGGCCTGGATCAGTAGATTTTGGAATGGCATACCTATCAGATGATATTGATGAGATCATCATTGATCCGGTAAGATGCCCAAATGCCGCCAGGGAGTTTTCTACATATGAGCTGGAAAGAGATAAAAATGGCAATTTCAAAGGCTCATACCCTGATAAGGATAACCACTCCATTGATGCAGTTAGGTATGCAATGGAGGATGAGATGGTTAATAAAAAGGCAAGGATAAGAAACAAGGCCAAGAGAGGCCTGAGATAAGGAGGCAATGGAAGTGTATAGATTCACATATCCGGCAGAGAAATTTGATGAGAACAACCTGGATAAGAGCATCATACTCACCCTGGTGCATAAGCATGAGGGGATGGTTGCCCGCCTGGTGAAGAATTATGAGTATTACAAAGGGCATCACAAGATAGATGCCAGGAAGAGGGATGAGAAAGCTCCAAATAACAAAGTGAGTTGCAATCATGCCAAGGACATATCCGACACAGCAACCGGATACTTCATGGGCAACCCAATCACATACTCCAATACCGGAGATCAGGACATTGAGCCATTGCTGGATGCGTTTGATGCCGCCAATGTGGATGATGTGGATGCAGATCTTGCATTGGATATGAGTATATTTGGCTCAGCATATGAGTATGTGTATATCAAGCAGGGAGAGGCAGTGGTAACATCCAAGGCAGTTTCCCCAATATCCACATTTATCATTGTGGATGATACCATTGAGGAGAATGAGCTTGCAGGAGTGTACTACTACAAGAAAAAGAATTCTGCAAAGGATACATATACCTATGTGGCAACAGTATCCACAGCGAACTTCACATATGTGCTGAATATCAATGATTCAACATCAGACATAAGCCAGGCAGTAACGGAGGTACCGGAAAAGCATTTCTTTGGAGAGCCTCAGATCATTGAGTATTTGAATAACAAGGAGGGCATTGGAGATTTTGAGCAGCAGATCCCACTCATGGATGCCTATGATACTCTTATGAGTGACCGAATAAACGACAAAGAACAATTCATTGATGCAGTGCTGGTGTTATATGGAGCCATCCTGGGAGATGATGAAGAAGAAACCTCAGAGGCACAGAAACAGCTCAGGGAGAATAAGCTCCTGGAACTTCCACAAGGTGCAAAGGCTGAGTATTTGAGCCGCCAGCTTGATGAGAATGGAGCTGAGGTATTGAGAAAAGCCATCAAGGAAGATATATACAACTTCTCTCATGTTCCAAACTTCATGGATGAGAACTTTGCAGGTAACACTTCAGGTGTGGCCATGGAGTACAAGCTCCTGGGATTGGAGATGATCACCAAGGTGAAGGAGAGAAGGTACAAGATAGGCCTGAGAAAAAGAATCAGGCTGTATTGTAATTTCTTAGGCATGCAGGCCATTGTGGTAGAGGATGGCAGCATTGTTGCAACATTCAGCAGAGCATTACCTAAGAATCTTCAGGAATTAGCTCAGATTGTGGCCAACCTCAGCAACATGGTATCTGCCAAAACATTACTGAAGCAGATCCCATTTGTAGAAGATCCTGATTATGAGATTGAAGCTGTGAATGAACAGAAGGCAGAGGATGTGAAGAGGCAGCAGGAGCTATTTGCCCAGGGAGCCAACACACCTCCTGATTTTGGTGATGAAGGCAGCAGTGATGATGAGGAAGAGGAAGAATCTGAAGAGGGTGAAAACTCAGTAAATACTCAGGCTGAGGGCAATTCTGATGAAAGCAAAGAAGAGGAGCCAAAGGATGAGAAAAAGCCTGAGGAGAAAGCCGGGAAGAAACCGGAAAAAGACAAGAAAGAACCAAAGGAGTGATATAGGTGGGCTATTGGGAGAATAGGCAGGCTCAGATGATGTATGAATTCATGGAAGATGCTGAAGAGATCTCCCAGGAGCTTGCAGATATATATGCAAAGGCATCAAGACAGCTCAATTATAGGATTGAGAATATATATGACAGATTCAAGGACAAGCACAACCTAACAGATGAAGAGGCCAGGCAGTTATTGAATACTCTCAGAGATAAAACTGATATTGATGAGCTGATGCAAAAGCTGGCCCAGGATCCAAAGAATGCCGACCTGGTGAAACAATTGGAGAGCGGGGCATACAGAGCCAGGATTGAAAGACTTGAAAACCTTCAGGGTGAAATAGATCGAATGATGAGAGAAGTGTATAACCAGGAGAAGAAGGTTACAACCTCCCATTATGTAGACCTGGCCAATAATTCCTATTACCGGGAAATCTATAATATACAAAAACAAGTGGGATTCCAATTCAGCTTTGCTGCTGCGGATCCCAAGGCAGTGGCCATGATATTAGGCTCCAAGTGGAGTGGAATGAACTACTCAGAGAGAATTTGGAAGAATACAAATGGATTGGCCCAGGATATAAAGGAGCAAATGCTCCTGGGAATGCTCACCGGAAAGACAGAGGGAGAGATGGCCAAGGAGCTTGCCAACAAGTTTGCAACCGGCTCATATAAAGCCAGGAGATTGGTGAGAACCGAAAGCAATTTTGTGAATGGGCAGATGCAGCTCAATGCCTATGAAGAATGTGATGCAGATGAATATGAATTTGTGGCTGTGCTGGATCTGAGAACATCAGAGATATGCAGGAGCCTGGATGGTAAGGCATTCAAGACAAAGGATGCTCAGCCTGGTGTGAATATGAATCCTATGCATCCATTCTGCCGATCCACAACAATCATCCACCTGGGTGATGATGTGGTTGAAGGGCTTCAGAGAAGAGCAAGGGATCCGGTTACCGGTGAGAATAAGCTGGTACCGGCCAATATGAATTATGCAAAATGGTATGAGCAGAATGTAGCTCACAATCCTAAAGCTCAGGCAGCAGAGAAGGCAGTTAAGAATATGAGCTCAGACATAAAACAGTATCAGGCATACAGAGCATTACTGAAAGGGAAGGCGGGCAGCAGTGTTGCAGCATTCCAGGAAATAAAGTATAATAACAGTGAACTGTGGGAGTTCATGCAGCTTGATTATAAGAGACAGAATACATTGAGGCTGCATCCTGAGAAGGCACTTCCTGAGATGCCAAAGATAGATCTGCCTGAGGCAAAATTCACCAGGTACCTATTTGGTGGAGATAACAAGGCAGGGCTGGCAAAGGGAGAAAACTTCAAGGAGAGGCTGGGATATGATGCAGATAATTGGCAGAAACTTCAGAGACAGATCAAAAAAGCCTCAAAGAAATATCCTGCCAAGGTAAAGGGGCAGAATGAATATGGCACACTGTATGAGCAGAAGATAGTGCTATATGGAGAAAATGATACCCCGGCAAATGTGATTGTAGGCTGGATCCAGGATGAGAAAACCGGATCTATGAGAATGACCTCAACATATATCAAGGAGGTAAAGTGATGGAATATCAGATTTTTGACAAGGTAAAGCTGAAGGATGGAAGAGATGGCACCATAATTGATAAGATGGGGCCTGATTTTGTTGTGGATGTAGGCCAAACTGATGAAGAATATGATACCATCCTGGTAAAGCCTGAAGAGATTGAGGACAGAGTATAATACAATAATTGGCAATGAGAGCTGTGCAGAAATGCATGGCTCTTTTTATATGCAATTTTAAGAGAGGAGGATCTAAGAGCATGAACTTTGGTAAAGCATTGGAAGCACTCAAAGAGGGCAAAAAGGTTGCAAGAGCCGGATGGAATGGCAAAGGGATATACATTGAGCTTCAGTTGCCTGATCAGCACAGCAAAATGACATTGCCATATATCTACATTGTTACAAATGGGCTCATCACAGACAACCCGGCAGCTCCAAAGGGAGTGGTGCCATGGTTAGCACCACAAACTGATATGCTTGCAGAAGATTGGCAGGTAGTAGAGTAGGAAGGCGGTGATCCTTTAATCTCCCCGGCTGAGGGTTAGAAAGCTGGCCGGCAGCAGGCCTATTGCTGTGAAACCAATAGTGAATCTGTGGGGCCTCAGGGCAATGCAGGGGCATAAGGAGGAAAAAATAAAATGAAGTATATGAATAATCATTATGGTATGAGCAGAGTGTTTGGAAAAGCAAGATGCAAGATGCCAATGAATCTCCAATATTTTGCTGAAGGCGGAGAAGGAGATGCTGGTGCAGAAGGTGGAGCCGGAGGAGCTAGTGGAACATCAGAAGGAACCGGAGATGCCGGAGATAACCAGGGAGATCAGGGAGCAGCAGGATCATCTATGAGCTTTGATGATTACTTAAAGGATCCAAAGAATCAGGCAGAGTTTGATAGAAGAGTGAGCAAGGCCCTGGAAACAAGCAGAACAAAGATGCAGGCAGACATTGAAAAGCAGATTGCTGATGCAAAGACAGAAGCAGAGAAGATGGCCAAGATGAATGCCGATCAGAAAGCACAGTATGAAAGAGAGAAGCAGGAGAAGGAGCTGGCCGACAGAGAGGCAGCTATCACAAAGAGAGAACTTACTGCAACAGCCAAGGAACAGCTTGCAGAGAAGGGGCTCCCAATCAGCCTGGCCACTATTCTCAATTACACAAATGCTGAAGAGTGTGCCGCATCCATTGATGCAGTAGGAAAAGCCTTCCAGGAAGCAGTTGAGAAGGCAGTAACAGACAGATTGGCAGGTGGAAAGCCGCCAAAGAAAGCGGATGGTTCAACAGCATACACAATGGATCAGATCAGGGGCATGAGTGCTGAAGAGATCAATAAGAATTGGGATGCTGTGCAGGCAGCCATGAAAAACAATTAAGAAATAAAGGAGGATAAAGAAGTATGTCAGTAGCAAAATTTATTCCTACAATTTGGAGTGCTAGATTATTGGAGCACTTAGACAAGGCACATGTATATGCTGCACTTGTAAACAGAGACTATGAGGGAGAGATCAGGAACTTTGGTGACAAGGTAAAGATCAATCAGATTGGTGATATTACCATCAAGGACTACACCAAGGGATCTGATATTGAGGATCCTGAGGAATTAACCGGCTCAGATCAGGAGCTTGTAATTGATCAGGCCAAGTATTTCAACTTCTCTATTGATGATGTTGATAATGCTCAGACCAATCCAAAACTCATGGATGAGGCAATGCAGAGAGCTGCATATGGCATGAACGACACAACAGATTCATACATTGCAGGGCTCATGGCAGTTGGAGCGGTAAACAATGATGCGGATGGCTCAGTGCTGGGCAATGATACAACTCCAATGGTTCCGACAGCAGAAACAGCATATGATATGCTTGTAGACTTAGGAACAGACCTCACAGAGAAGAATGTGCCTACTCAGGGCAGATGGGTTGTTGTTCCTGCATGGTTCCATGGCCTTCTCTTAAAGGATAAGAGATTCGTGGGCAATGGTACAGATTACAACAAGGCTCTCATTGAAGGCGGAGAGGTTGGTGTGGCAGCAGGCTTCCAGGTAAGCCTATCAAACAATGTACCTAACACAACCGGCACAAAGTACAAGATCATTGCCGGAACGAACAGAGCGGCATCATTTGCTGAGCAGATTCTCAAAACAGAGGCATACAGACCTGAGAAGAGATTCTCTGATGCGGTCAAGGGCCTTCATGTATATGGTGCCAAGGTTACTCAGGGCAAGGCACTCAGTGTGCTCACAGCAAATAGAAAATAGGATAATTGGAAGGAGGAGCCAACATGTTCATCTTAAACAAGAAAAGCGGAATGATTACAGAGTGCAACAATGCTGATGTGATCAAGACCTGCAAGAAAGATGCAAATTATGAGGTGAAGGAGAACAGAGAAGATTTTGAAGCTCAGGAGCCTCAGAAAGAGCCTGAAAAGGTCACACCTAAGGAAACTATCACTGAAGAGAAGAAAACCTCTCCTGAGGAGGCTGAGGAGCCAAAAGAGGGTGAAAATGATGGAGCATCCCAGGAGGGAGAAACAGAAGAGGAACCCAAAGAGGATGAACAGCCTGAAGGTGATGAAGAGGAGCAACTCAGAACAAAGACAGTTGCGGATCTCAGGGTGATTGCAAAAGAAAAAGGCATCCAGGGCTATGCAAACATGAACAAGGATACATTGGTGGCCATGATCATGAACCATTAAGCGGGAGGTACAATATGACAGATATTGAAATGCTGAAGAAGATAACCGGAGAGAGTGATGAAGAATTGCTCTCTCTTTTGTTATCCCAGGCAGAGGAGAAGATATTGGCTCTCACAAATAGAACCAAAATGATTTATCCTCTGAAGCCGGCAGTGAGAGAATGGGCAGTAATTGCATATAACCGCCTGGGAATGCAGGGAGAAAGCAGCAGGAGTGAGGGCGGAATATCCTCAGCCTTCATTGAGATCCCAAAAGAGATCCAGGATGCAATCAATAGTTACAGATTAGGGAGGGTGAGAGGCCATGCATATGAGAAGAAGCCTGATAAAGAACTACTATCTGAGGAAGAGGGTAGTTGAAAAGGACAAGGAAGGCAGCTCAGTAGTAAGCTATGAGGCAGCAGTGCCTATCAAAGCAACAATATGGCCGGCATCCGGTAAGGTGCAGGCTGAAATGTATGGAGAGAGGCTGGCATACATCAAAAATATGGAGTATGAAGGCAAGGAAACCATGCAGGAAGGTGATGGCATATGCGTGTTTGTAGATCCTGAGAGTGATCCTGATTACAAGATCATCTCAATAAAGGAATACTCACCCATGTTGATGGAATTGGAGAAGATTTAATATGGCAGTGGAAGGTGTTGAGAAACTGATGAGGCAATTCAATCAGTTGGGAAGCATGGAGCCGGTGGTATATAAATCTGTGAAGAGGCAGGCTGAAGTGGTGAGAGGTGTTGCAGTTAAACTGTGCCCGGTATATTCACCAAAGGGAGATCCTATCCCAGGAGTATCTTCAGGAGAACTCAGAGGCAGCATATACACCAAGGTATCCCAGGATGCTAATGCAACCATAGGGAGTGTATATACCAACAAAGAATATGCTCCATATGTGGAATTTGGCACCGGACCGGTTGGAGCTTCCAACCATCAAGGCATATCTCCAAAGGTTGCGGTGACATACACGCAGAAGGGCTGGGTGTGGCTGGATGTAGATGGAGGATTCCATGCAACAGAAGGACAACCGGCACAACCTTTTATGTATCCGGCACTCAAAACAATGGAGAGCCATGTAATAAAGGCAATAGCGGCTGATTTGCAGGCCGGCATCAGGAAGGCAGGTGGAACATAAATGATCAATGTGAAAGATCAGATATATGATGCATTAAAAGGCATCACAGAGAATGTGAGTGATGGGTACCCAAAGAGCTGGGCCCAGCTCCCGGCTATTCAGTACACAGAGGAAGATAACTCAGTGAGAGAATGGGCGGATGGCAAAGAGCAGAAAGCTCATTTGCTTTATAGGTTTGACATTTGGCACAATGCCAGCACTTCAGAATTTGCCCTGAATGTAGATAAGGCAATAGCACCATTGGGGCTCAGAAGAAATGCATGTGCTGATGTAGATGATCCAAGCGGATTGAAGCACAAGGTGATGCGATATGAGGGCATCATTGATGTGGACACAGAGATGGTTTACAACTAAGAAACAAGGAGGAAATGCAATATGTTAGCGAATGGTGCAAAATTGGGCTACAAGAAAAAAGGTGCCGGTGAAGATTATACCAACCTCACCGGCCTGAAGGAAATCCCTGAATTAGGTGATGATCCTGAGAAGGTTGAAAATACTGGACTGGCCGACAAGGTAAAGCAGTATGAATTTGGTATTGGAGATGCCGGAGATCTTACATACAAATTCAAGTATGAGAACACCTCTGCAACCTCTCCATATAGAGTGATGAGATTGGCAGCAGCAACAAAAGAGGTGCTCTCTTTCTGTGAAACACTCCCGGATGGCACAAAGTATGAGTATGATGCTCAGGTATCTGTGAAGAGATCCGGCGGCGGTGTGAATGGAGTTATGGAGTGGGATCTCAATATGGCTCTTCAGAGTGAAATCAAAGTAACAGATCCGGCGGCAGCCTAAGAATAACAATAAACCAATAGGAGGATAAGAATATGGGATTTTTCGACAAGAAAGATGCAGCCATGGAAGCGGCAGCAGTAGAAGCAGCAAACATTGAAGAGAAGCAGGAACGGCAGGAGGAAGAGGCCCAGGATGAGGCACCTGAAGAGGCAACTCCGAAGAGAAAGCCTTTTGCACTTTGGGAAGTAGGCGGCAAAACCTATAAACTGAAGCTGAGAACTCCGGCAATCGTGGAATTGGAGCAGAAGTATAAAACCAACCTGATGAACATTATGGGATCAGGCCAGGGTGGAATGCCTGCTCTTTCTGTGATGTTGGATGTTGCTCATGCAGCCATGAAGGATTGGCAGCATGGAATCACCAAGAATGAAGTACAGAGCCTTTTTTCAAAATATGTTGAGGAAGGAGGATCTCAGTTGTCGTTTTATATGACAGTTTA